AGAAAAGAAAAAAGTAATGAAAGACACTACCAAGCTAGTAAACTCTTTGTCGTTTGCACAAGGCGGCAATAAAAAAATGGACAAACAGTTTGTAATGGAATCTTTACAGGAAGTAGCTGACACTCCTATTGTAGAATCAAAAGAAACTATAGCAGAGTTTATTGCTGACCTACACAGAACTCAAGTAGATGAAGAATCTCGACCACTACTAGCACCAAAAGATTTTGAAAAACTTACAGCTTTTGCTTCTCCTGAACCTAGAGAAAATAAAGATAAAGGCGGTGAAATAGTAATAGAAAAATATCCTGAAGATAGTGACGAAGCTAAGTATCTGCGTTTTGAAAAAAGCTACGAAGAAGCTATGGCAAAAGCTAAGTCTGAAAAGTCTAGAGAAATTATTCAAAAACGATTTGACCAAATTAAAAATAGTTTTGAGCCAAATGTAATTGTTAATGCAATGAAAAGCAAAGAAACTCCAGAAGATAGAGCATTTCGACTAGCTGACGAAGAACGATATGGCTATGACATGGGTGGAATTTTGTCTAAAGAAGATGAGGAAATGTTAGAAGAGAAAAAAACTAATATGCTTGCAGAAGGTGGTATGCCTGTCGATACATACGACAATATTCCCGCTGAAGAAAAGGCAGCCGTAGAAGCCTCACAAAAGCCTGATGCTGAAATGGAAAAAGATTATGCAGAGTTTGTGCTGTCAGAATCTTTAAACGAAAAAGAACAAGATTACTTGCTATCAGCCTTAGAGGGTGATAAGCAACTAGGCAGTATCTTTGACAAGATTATGAATGTTGCCGGAGAATTTGCAGGTGACGGAGCTGTTACAGGCCCCGGCACTGGCACATCAGATTCGATACCCGCAAGGTTATCGGATGGTGAATTTGTTTTCACCAAAAAAGCAGTCGACCAAATAGGCGTAGACAATCTCCAAAAAATGATGGATGATGCTGAACGTGCCTATGATGGCGGACTAATGAAAAAGTACATGGGCGGAAGCATACTAACTCCAGATGAAATGAAGGACATGGATAAAGATGTCCACAATCAAATGTTGTTATCAAATCCAATGCCCAGTGTACGCAAGCAACGATAAGGCCACCTGTTTACAGCCCCTTATCATTTTATTTTAACCTAGAGGCCACCTTGTAGTATCTAGCCCTATTCCGTAAAGCGCAACGTAATAGCTACCTAGAAAAGACGACAAGCCCCAAAAGGAGCAGTGATATGAGCGAAGCACAAGAAGTACAAGAACCAGTAGCAAACCCTTACAACATGAACAAAGACTATGGTGCAGATGATGTACCCTTTGAAAGTGCAGAAGGAATTTTCTACGAAAAGAAGCAGGCCACCTCCAAAGAAGCCCCTGCCGAAAAGGATAGTGTAGATTACAAGAAACGCTATGACGATTTAAAGAAACATTATGACTCTAAGATTAGTGAGTTCAAACAACGAGAGCAAGAACTTGAAGCCGAAGCTCGAATGACACAGAAAGTTGAACAGTCTGTACGTCACGAGGAAGCAATAGAAGCTGAACAAGAAGCTCAGGCTCTTGAAGCAGAACAACCTGAAATTAGAGAAGATAGTAAACTCACAGCTCTTGAAGAGCGTGAAGCTAGGATTGCACGTAAGGAAGCAGAACTAACGCTTGCTGAAAAGCACCCTGACTTTGGCGATATTAGAAAGAGTGATGAGTTCCATGCTTGGGCAAAGGCTCAACCTGAGTCAATCCAAGATTGGATATACAACAATCCTAATGATGTAGATTTAGCAGTCAAAGCTATAGACTTGTACAAGTTAGAAAACAATATCCAAACAGTTCAACCAAGTGCTAAGCAAACATCACAAACTTCAGCCAAAGCTTCTGCTGCTGATATGGTTTCTACTAAAACCACAAGCGTAGATGCCAAGCAGCCGAAAATTTGGACACAAAGGGAAATTGCTGCCCTGTCAATGGCTGAGTATGATAAATATGAGAAAGAAATCGACAAAGCCATTATGGAAGGCAGAGTAGTCAATTAATTAACTTAGTCTTTTTTTAATGAGGAAATAATCATGGCTCAATATTTTGAACCCGCTACGGATACCGATGCTAACTTTGCGAACTCGGTTTCAGGTCAAGCTAACTCTTACTTCTTACCTGCAATTTACTCGAAGAAGGTACTTAACTTCTTCCGTAAAGCTTCAGTTGCAGAAGCTATCACTAACACTGACTACGAAGGCGAAATCTCTGCCTATGGTGATTCTGTACGAATCATCAAAGAGCCAGTAATTAGCGTTAGCTCTTACACTCGTGGCAGCAACACTACTGCTACTAAACTAACTGATGAAGAAGTAAACTTAGTTGTTGACACTGCAAACGCCTTTAAGTTCATCGTTGATGACATTGAAACTTCTATGTCTCACGTAAACTTCAAAGAAGTTGCAGCTTCATCTGCTGCTTACGCTTTGCGTGATGCTTTCGATGCTGCTGTTATCGCTGCAGGTTTTGCAGGTTTATCCGCTTCATCTCCAGACCACACTCTCGGAACTGACTCTGCGACTCACCTCGGTGCAGGCGTATATGATGGTTCTGGTGCTGTTGGCCTTGACGTTACTGACCCTCTCGACTTGCTTGCTCGTATGGCTAAGCTTCTTGATGAGCAGAATGTACCCGAAGAAGGCCGATGGATTGTAGCTCCTCCTAGCTTCTATGAGCAGCTCTCTCAGTCTGGTTCTAAACTATTGTCTGTTGACTTCAATGCCGGTCAAGGTTCAATCCGCAACGGCCTTGTAACTTCAGGCAAACTACGTGGCTTCAGCATGTACAAGTCTAACAACGTAGCTACTCCAAGCAACGCTGACGGCAAACTACTTGCAGGTCACATGTCTGCTATTTGTACTGCACAGACTATCACTAGCACTGAGGTCATCCGTGACCCAGATAGCTTTGGTGACATCTGTCGTGGTCTGCACGTATTCGGTGTTAAAGTCCTCCGTGACGAAGCACTGGTTGGTGCGTTCTACAACGTATAATCGCAGCAAGCTAACAAGAGCGAGGGGTGTAAAAGCCCCTCAATCTTTAACAAATTTAAAGGCAATATAACCTATGGCAACGACTTACTTAGATTTAACTAATGAGCTTTTAAGAGAAATGAACGAAGTAGCTTTGACTGCTTCTGATTTTGCTACGGCTGTAGGCATACAAGCACACGTAAAAGATTCTATAAACAAAGCATACTTTGATATTATAAACCAAGAACCACAATGGCCTTTTCTATCTGCGGGTGAAAGCGGTGCAACCGACCCGATGTACGGAAACGTATATGTAGAAACAGTAGCCGGACAAAGATTTTATGAGCTGAAGGCTTCTAGCGATTCAATTAAAAATGACTACGGCTCAATAGATTGGGACAATTTCTATCTAACTACAGTAGGCGTTTCGGGCGAAACATCTCCCTATGTTGGTCGCAACCTACGATACACAACTCTAGAAGACTGGAAAAGATTTAGACGAGTTGCAGAAAATTTAGATGATGAAGATACTCAAGCATACGGAGAACCCGACAGAGTAATTAGAAGTCCTGACTCACGAAAGTTTGGACTTAGCCCAATACCCGACAAAGTATATAGAGTATGGTTCTATGCTTGGAACTTACCCACTAAACTAACTGCTTATACTGATGAAATAGTGTTTCCAGAAATGTATAGCACAGTATTATTAGCTCGTGCAAGATATTACATACATCAGTTTAAAGATAATCCACAAGCAGCTTCTTTTGCTATGGATGATTATAAGAAAGGTTTACGCAGTATGCGCTCAAATCTTATTGAGCCTACTCCGTTCTATTTTACTGACGATAGAATAAAAAGAGTTTAATTTATGGCAGCTTCTCAACCTTTTGGTTTTTCGTCTAAAGGTGGTTTAAACACCAACATTAGCGAAATAGAAATGCTACGACAGCCCGGAATTGCAACAACGCTGCGTAATTTTGAGGTTGACCCCGATGGTGGCTATCGAAGAATTAACGGCTTCACAGCTTTTGGCGGTGCTTCAGCAGCTAGACCTAATAGTGCAAATACTGTATTAGGTATTAAAACATACGCAGATGGCGTAATAGTTTGTAGTGGAACAGATATTTTCTTCAGTAATGATGGAGCTACTTGGCTACAAATAAATCGTGCTTCTGTTCATAGTAGTGGTGATAACTATTCTACTTTTACAGGGCGTTCTATACTTGCTAGAACTGGACAACTTCAATGCTCTATAAGCATTTTTGAAGGCAGCAAATCTTCATACGGAGAAGTTTTAATTTGTGATGGTGCAAACAAACCTTACTATTTCTATATGACAGGAACTGGTGATTTAAATACCAGAACATTCTTCTCAAGTGAAGTAACAGTAAATAGTACAGAAGCTCCAAAAGTAGGAACAATACACAGTAACCACTCTGTTGTTGGAGGAACTGCCGAAAATCCTAACGTAGTTTATTACAGTCACTTACATGAAATAGATAACTTTTCAGGTGCAGGCTCAGGCTCTGTACGACTTGCAGATAGAATTACAGGATTAAAAAGCTTTCGTGGCGACTGTATTATATTCTGCAGAAACAGTATTTATCGACTTGTAAATATTGAAGCTAACGATAGCACTACGGCTGTAATACCTATTACTAAAAACGTAGGCTGTTTAGATGGTCAGAGCATTCAAGAGATTGGCGGTGACTTAGTATTCTTGAGTCCAGACGGCATTCGTACACTTGCAGGTACAGCACGTATTGGTGACGTTGAGTTGACTTCTGTAAGTAGAAATATTCAAAGTATTATTAGTAATATTACAAATGACATTAATAATTTAACAATTACAAGTGTTGTACTGCGCTCTAAATCTCAATACAGATTATACTATCATAATTCAAATCAAGCAGGCAGCGAATCAAAAGGAATTATAGGCACATTTACTGGACAAGCTTTTGAGTGGTCTGAAACTAAAGGCATTGAAGCTGTAGCTGTAGATAGCGGATTTTTAAATACAGGCGTTGAACAAATCGTACATGGTGATACAGACGGATATATTTATAATCACGATACTGGAAATTCATTTCTATATGATGGTTCTTCTTCTGATATAACTGCTACATACACAACGCCCTATTTGGATTTTGGTGATTTAGGAACTCGCAAAACTTTACATTATGCTAAGCTTTCAATTAGTCCCGATGCAACTGCAGGTGGTTTTGCTCAGCCCGATTTAAAGGTTCAGTTTGATTTTGATGATTTAAATGTAGCACAGCCTACAGCCTATACACTACCTAAAGTTAGAGCAGGTGCAGCATTTGGAACAGCTACATTTGGAACTGATTTTTTTGGTTCGTTAGAAAACCCATTAGTGCGACAAAACTTACAAGGTAGTTGTTACTCAAGCAACTATACAATAAGCAGCACAGATTCTTTAATACCTTACACAATTAATGGTTTATATATAAACTATGTCCCAACAGGCAGGAGATAATTAAATGGCAGGTACAAGCTATACAAGACAAAGTACAATTGCAGACGGCAACCTTATTTCTGCCTCTCTTTTTAATAATGAATACAATCAACTTGTAAACGCTTTTGCGTATGCAAGTTCCGGCACAACTGGTCATACGCATGATGGTAGTGCAGGACAAGGTGGCGCAATCGGAAAAATTGGCGACCAAGATTTCTTAAATAAAATAGAGGTTGATTCTACAAATAATCGCATTGGTTTATATGTAGAAGTAAGCAGTGCTGCTGTAGAGCAAATTCGTATTCAAGATGGAGCCATTGTACCAGTAACTGACAATGATATTGACTTAGGCACAAGCAGCCTAGAGTTCAAAGACTTATACATTGATGGCACAGCAAACATCGACAGTCTTGTATTAGCTTCAGGCTCGACAGTTACAGCAATCTTAGACGAAGATGACTTATCAAGCGACAGCGCAACATCTTTAGCAACTCAACAATCTATCAAAGCATATGTAGATGCACAAGTAACCGCACAAGATGTGGACATTACCACTGACTCTGGTACAATTGCTATTGACTTAGACTCAGAAACACTTACAGTATCAGGCGGTGAAGGCATTGATACTTCTGCAACAGGCAACGCTATTACAATAGCCGGAGAAGATGCAACAACTTCTAATAAAGGTATCGCTTCTTTTGATTCTAATGATTTCACAGTTTCAAGTGGTGCTGTTTCATTAGCAACTACCTCAACGGCTGCTGAGCTTAATATTCTTGATGGAGTAACAGCAACAACTGCTGAATTAAATATCCTTGATGGTGTTACATCGTCTACTGCAGAACTTAACATTCTTGATGGTGTAACTTCTACTGCTGCTGAACTTAACATTCTTGATGGAGTTACAGCAAGTGCAGCAGAGCTAAACATTATGGATGGTGTTACAGCAACCACAGCAGAACTAAACTATGTTGATGGCGTTACAAG